CCGATGTCCATAGATTCATATCCAGGTTCTTCATAATCATATCTTCCAAAGTCACCTCGTTCACTAACATACTCAGCTCTACCTGTCATCTTTTGTATTTCAGCTGGCATTCGATGCTTAAGCTTGATAACTTGTCCTATCATGCCTTCTTTAAACATGGCCTTAGTAGATATAACCTTGTTACTAGAACGTATATATTTTATTTTGTGAGATCTATCCGTATTTATATCGTCAAATGGTGGTGCCACCAAATCAAATAGCTTAAATTCCCATTGATTACCAATTCTTTGCAAAATATGAATAGGATGCAAACCACTGCAAATAAAGAATGTATCTGCTGACTGATTAAAATCTAACTCACTCAATATTAACTCATCATAAGGTGTTGTTAACTCTATACCTGTATATCTATCATTTTTCCATATACGAATGTACAAGTGCCCGACTTCTAAAAAAATAGGCTCAGGATATACAAACCGTATGAGTCTTACTTTGCGATTCGGATACTTTGTTTCTCCAATAAACCTTGTTCCATTCCGCTTGCAAATGCTCCCGTAAGGACGTATGATGCAATTTTTCGCCATCAGTACAGCACTTCTATATTTATCTAAATCACTTCGGTTTTCTATCTCTGGTGATATTTCTCCTGTTGTAAAAGAGTGCTGTACTACATACATATTGCCTGTACTCATGTTGCTCTCCTTGACTCGATATATCCTACTGGCAGTTCTAAATCAAATTGGCGTTCAGAAGCAACTATGTTCTTAGCTTCTAATAAAGCTCCTTGATAAATTTGGAACTGTGCTCGATACATTTCCATATTCCCTACCAAAGATTGCGCTAAACTTGCTGCCAAGAATCTTGTAAGCGCTTCAACAAAGATAGGTGGGAATATATCAGGATCATTTACATCAAATACATAATCTACATAGGCTCTTGTTATATTAGTTCCAATAGCCTTTGTACTTGTATCTAGGTTAAACACTTCGTAGTTAGGTATATCTTTTACACTGTAATTCGTATATAGCCCGTTCCGTAATTCAGTATCCTGTATAATTCGATAAATTCGTAAAGCATGTTCTGGATATAAATATGTGTGTCTATATCCACCCGTATAGGTTTCTACCTGTATGTTTGCTAGTGGCTCCACACGCCTTGCAAATCCCCACATATATTGGGATAATACTAATCTTCTAGCATGATGATAGTATTGATTGCAGATACGTGCTGTTTCATTGTCGTCATCTAAACTCGTAATAAGGCCCTCTCCTATATGTGAAAGAGCCATATTACAGAGGTCTGTTTCCGTCATATTGTACCTCTTCTTATATATGAAAAGGACTACCCGAAGGTAGCCCTGTGGTTCACTTATCGTAAATCAATATCTGGTGTTAAGGCAGCAAATAATACATTGGAATTGATACTTGCACTAGCTGTTACCTTTAATTGTACATACCGCTTCAATCCGTATGGCAATAAGACTGTTAATTTAGATCCCTTTTTGGCATCTAATTTATACGTTCCCAATACAGTTGGACTGGTAATCGTTACATTCGGTGGTTGTTGACCTGCTACACGTTTCTTCAACAATGTAGACGTTGCAGAATCACTCGTTTGTAATTCCACCGTCAATTGACCAGATGTGCCCTTTAAATTATTCATTGCCAAATATAACTGATTGTAGGCATCACCTGCTTTAACAGTATCTACTACATCAGAGTAAATGGTAGTTCCAGTTGAGTTATAACTTTCTTCACCAGGGAAAAATGTATTTTCAAAATCTGTAATCATTGTAATACCTCCTTAACCTATACATTGGCGATTGGGTCTTCATCAGTACGAAGTACATCACAAGATTTTACTTCAATACCCGCTACATAAAGTTTTGGCATTTCACCCATCACCTCTTGGCGTGTTACATGAATATTATTTTTATCCGTTAATGCTATTTCTAATGCTGTTTTAATCTCCTGTGGTACATATGCCACTGGTTTAATACGTCCACTATCTAAATTACGAAGACGACCCTTCGCATAAATAAAGGATTCAATAAATTTTTGACGTTGAGATGCTGTAGCACTAGCCAATTGACTAACATCAATATTACGGATAGCCGCTACACGGCATGGGTCTGCTACCGTAAGCCCTACATCCCAACTAAATAACGTTTCTACTACTCGGAATTTATTTCCCTCAAAGTCAACCGCATCAGTCTCACCTAAGTCTTTTTTAGTTAATCCTGCTTTAGATCCTCTAGGATAAATCCCCATGACACCATCATCACCATGACATACAATCCAAACGGAGCCACACTTACCAGCTACAGTGCCACCCATATTAACATTTTGGTATCCATAGTGCGTTTTATCTGTAGATAACACATTATATCGTTTAGCTAAGCCATTAAACTCGCCTACATTAACATCTGTATCACCATAGAACAACATACTTGCCAAGGTTTGACCAAAACCTTCAATATGTGCTGCATCTTCTGTTTGTCGAAAACGCATTGGGTCATTAGATAACATAAGCAACTTCACATCTACACTAGAACGGTCTTCAAGCATTGCAGCCGTATCCGTTACTTGTCTAGTGCTAGACTTGGTATTCGGTACACCACGGTTAATCGCACGTACATGAGGATTTGGCAATGCCGTGCGTTGCGTTGTCAAGTTACCTGTAGGCAAGTTCCCCTCTTTGAATCGTAAATCTTGCATGATAGGGTTAGCTTGGTTCAACACCTCAATAATACTATCAATTCCATCTTTAGAACCTTTATATCGTTTATGTAAATCCATTAACGTTAATGCTTCTGTACCAAATGTTGGCATATTTCATCACTCCTTTACTTCATTCGATATACATCAAAATTTGTATTATCGTAAAAATTAACTCCAGAACCGCTTCCTTCTCCACTTAAACGGCCTGTATCTTCTGCTACTAGATCACCAATTGTGGCAAATGCTTTCACAAGTGCCACATTATTCCCAATACCATTCATCATAAGAACCTCTCGTAGATTAGGGATATCCTTTTCTAGATACTCAATACCCGCTCCTGCTTTAGCAATGGTGGTATCAAAATTAGAACCTAATTCTTTTACAGTTTCTTCTTTCCAACCTTCTGCTTGTGCCTCTTGCAACCCATCAATATGATTCAGCAAGGCATCTCCCATAGTTTGTAGATAGCCCATGCCAAACTTAGCAATTTGCTCCGCCCCTTCTTGAGATACACCACTATTACGCAGGACTTCACTAAAGGCTTCCGCACTCTGTTCATCAATACTTTCACCATCGCTTAATAAACTAGTGAAATCATACGTTTCAGGCACACCTCCTTGAGGCTCTACGGGTTTTGATGTATTTGTGGATTGTGTTGATGTATCCGTTGTACTATTTGTGTTATCATGAGTACCTTCTACCACAGTATTTGGTTCTGGTGTCACTGTGTTTCCTACTTTATTTTCCATTTGACTCTCCCACCTTTCTTGTAATCAACTCATTAATACGCTCTTGATGTTGAATGTATTCTAGTTCTGCTAATTGCTTTTGCTCTATACCTTTCACACCAAGTAATGTGGCAATATTCTTTACTACATCTATGCCTACAGACCGTCTCCCTTCATTAAAGAATGATTGAGAGTTGCCTGTAAAAGTAGTCTGCATGATACAGCATGTATCTAGTAAACGCATGAGAAACCAACGCCCCTCTTCGGTGCTTAATACTGCTTCTAGCCCCTTACGATCCCGATTCTGAATTTCCATCTGCCGAATCTCTCGAATGAGTTCGTCTTTCTTTTTTACACCATACTCGATCATTCTTCACCACCTAATCCTGGCATGCCTAGCCAATTTCCTACTACTGATTGATTAGTATTCGCTGCTTCCGCCATATCCTTTGTCGCTTTCGCTAGATTAGGGGCTTGTTCCAACATCTGTTGTTGTTGCATTTGTTCTTGTTGTGCCATCATAGCTTGCTGTTCTGCCTCTATCTTAGCTTGTGTCTCTTCATCGCTAAAAGACATCGCCGCAGGTGCACCTAAATACTTAAAGTATTCATTAACAAGTCCTATTGGGTTAATTTTTGCTTTCACCTCTGGATATACTTGCATCATGTTCATGGCAAAACCAAATGCTTGTTCGATAGTGGTTAAACCTGCCAATTTTTGCGCTTGTGCTAATGGAGACGTAAAGTCTACTTTAATTTCCTTATCTGATAACGTTTCCCTTAGTTCTTCTGGTATTGGTGGGAATATTTTCGCATCTGATAGAATAGCGTAGGTGCGTTCAATTACATTATTTAAAAACTCGTATTGTAATCTTTCCACTACAGGACCTAGTTGTTGTAACTTTTCCTGTGTTCGCTCCATGACCTCTCGTGCCGTCATTTGACCGCTATCTAGCTGTTCTAACATCAAGAATAGGTCTGCATTATAACATCGCTTAATATTCTCACGTGTTTCCATGACAATTTCACCTAATGGTCCCAATTGCATGTTTACATCAAACAAGGGCTTTACCACATCATTAGGGTTATCTGTGGTTGTAATTCCCCCTGGAATCAGGTTCACATTATACGCTAGCGAAGAGGATACTTGCATTGGCGGTTTTACCATTAACTCTACCGCTCGCAATCTATCACTCATCAAAGTTTGTAACATCTTTACATCATCATTGGCATACCACCCAGCACCAACAGCATAGGTTTCATTTCCTACTACTTGATATCTTGCTACACATACAGGAAAAGTGTTGAATCCACCTACTTCTAAAAAGGTTTCTTCCCCTTCTAGCCAATAATAGCTCCGATATTTCATATGCCGTTTACCGATTTTACCGTTTACATAGTCCCGATTAGGTTCTACTAACCAATATACAGTGTATGTATCTGCACTGTATGTATGATTACGAAGTAAGTCTTGCATTCTAGGTGGCATAGATTCCACACTAAACTGTTCTGCAATCTGCATTAGGGTCATTGCCCGCTTCACAGTAAATGTATCTACGATACCATTACCGCCTACACTCATGGCATAGGTGCCAATGGTAAACTGTTCTACACGGATCCCTGTTCGTGTATCTCTAAATATACCCATAGCAGCTTGCCCATAGGCTAATTCTTGATACGCTTGGTAACATCCTATATAGAAGTTACTCTTTCCAAAAATAGCTTGCATAATCTCATGCCGTTGATCTAAGACTGCTGACATTTCATGATTTGCCTGTAATCCACTATTGGCCAATGTTAGTTTGAACCATTGTCTGCTTGGCGGTGTTAATCCACTCATAACTCCACTAGCAAAAATATCATTGCAATGTGATGCATAGCTATCTAACAAATGACTGGTATCACAATCAATGGCTTTCCCATTTTTGTCACTCAATTTACCTATGAAAGGTAACTGATATTTCTTAATTTCACGCCATACTTTTACATGTGATTGCTGTGCATCAAATAGATGCTCTACCTTTTGACTGACTTCTTTTGTATTGCCTAGCTCTTTAAATCTCGCTCCTGTTGGAGCTCTAGCCAATAAGCTCATAGAATCACCTTATCCTAATTTATTACGCCCTGCACTAGACAATAATGTATCTGTTGTACGAGTTGAGGAGAACCCACGTTTTTTACGTTGATTTTCTTTCGCCATCGTATCATCATCTACCTCATTATTTTCTACTGTAGGTGATGGTGCTGGAGGTTTAATCTCTGGCACCTCTGGCTGTTTAACTCCTAATAATTTTCCTACAAATCCACCACACATACTATCCACTCCTTTCCTTATTCTTAACCAAATGGATTATATTTTGTATTGGCCATTGGTGGTACTGCTTGCGCATATATGTCCTCTTGTGGCACTGTATACGCAAATGTGAGAGCTAAGGCATCACCTTTATCTGGAGAATGTCCTAATCGCTCCTTAATTTTGTCCTTACTCTCTAGTACAATGCGTCCCCTGGTATCAAAACTATAGGTTGGTGTTGCTAGATCAGCTCGCAGTGAGCCATCATCTGGCAAACTTCCTCCTTTCTTTATCCATTGAGCCATTTCGTACCACATTTCAGCACGTTTATTCACAAACCGTTCTGATTTTGATGCTTGACTTCCAAATGGTACTTCGATAATGTGACGGTAACCCATCTGCCGTAGACGGTCTATTACCCCTTCACCTCGACCAGCATCTATAAAGACTGCCCTAGGCTTATGCTCTTGGATAAGCCCAGCTACAATATTAGCAATTTGCATGTTATCTAGTCCCTTGTACCGCAGTGGCTTATAGGCAACTAATCCCTTACGTATTGCAATTGTGGTTGCATCGTCACCAAAACGTGCAATATCTACCCCTAACACAAGCGGACTGTATTGAATATCTCGTGGTGCTACTGTCCGCTTCATGGCCATGTTAATATCATCAATACTAACTAATACATTTTCTGCACTGGCTGTGAAATCACAATATAGCTCCTGTCGAATGGCATTCTCTGTCATCTCGACCATCATTGCCTCTAATTCTGCTTTCGGTATGATTTGGCTATCATCAACTGTATACATACATGTATACCACCCTGAATTGGAATCTTTTTGTAATTTCTGTGCTTTTAAAAATAGTTCATAGAACCGATTTTGCCCTTTCGGTGTTCCTATAAATATAGCCCACCCTGTTCTATCAGATAAGGCTGGACGAATGATTTCATCGAACACTTCGGGTTTCATTTGAGCGTATTCATCTAGCACTACACCATCTAAATACAACCCACGTAAACTATCTGGGTTATCTGCCCCTCGGATGTAAATTCTCGGTCCTGCACGACTCCTATGTTTGGTTGGTAACTCGACATATAATTCACTTTCATTCACCCGTATACCTGGTATAACACTGGTGTAGAACTTCAAATACGACCAAGCAATTAGCTTAGCTTGCGTTCGTAATGGTGCTACATACGCATATTGTGGTGACGGCAAATGATTTTGTATCGCCATTTTTATCACATGGTTAATAGTGGCTACCGTTTTTCCAAACCTACGATGTGCGACAATCACATTAAAACGATGTGTTTCTATAGCTGGATGTATGAAATCTCTCCACAAGGGCCTTGGTGTGTATGGAATCGTTATGTTAATCCTCTTCACCTTGACTCTCCCATCCAATGGCTAATTGTATAGCACTTCCATCTTTTCCTGTTAGTTCTGTTTTATCCACAGGCTTATACCCAGCTCTGTCTAAAAAGTCTTTTGCCACTGTAATTCTTTCTCGTGGTTTCGTCTTAGGATCTTTTAGGATTTTACACATCACTCTAAACGCTTCCTTTGCTTCAAATACAAAGGCTTCCCGTAACTCTCTATCCATATCATCCTTACAGGCTTGTAAGTATGCCAGCACTTCATTATCCTTCATAAGGTTAGAGGCTTGTTGCTGAGCTGACTTTTCACTATAGCCTGCATTAATTGCTGCCTGTCTCATATTTTTACATTTTAATGCCATATATTCTTTGACAAATCGTTTCCGTTGCTCAGTTAACATACTTCCTCACCTCCTAGATTTGAAATACTTTGGCATGAAAAAAGCACATTCTTTAAAGACTATGTGCTAAAAGTCTTGGCTTTTTGTGTATCTATTAGTATGTAATGAACTCCTTATGTAGGTTATGCCATCACATACTATTAATATATCACACTTTTTTTTGATTTTGTCGCCTACTTTTTTGATATTTTTAAAACTCTATGTTCCACCATATACAATGACATAATTTGCAACAGTTCATTGATCGCAGCATAATATACATCTCTTGTTAAACCCATAGCAACCATACAGTTAATAGATCGTTGTTTTCCATAGTACTTACGTTCACATAGTTCTCTTAGTACCACATTCAACTCACATTCACAAGACTCAACCGCTTCTACTAATCGTTCTGGATAATCAATATGTATTCTTGCCTTGCCGTCAACAATATATACCTCTCGTAGGGGCGTTATATTGGACACCGCTTCTTGTCCCGTAGGGTCTTGTATCCATCCACCTCCAGCTTTCTTTTTTACTGGATCTAACCTAGCTTGTAAAACAGCCCGTTTTATATCTTGGTAGTGATACAAATACCACTCTACTTGCTTTTTTAGTTTTATATGCATTGAATCACCACCTTATCCTTATCTACTATTCCAAGCCTTTACTGTGGCTAAATACTGTGGCTTTCCTTCAAAAGATACAGTAGCACCACAAACATCACAAACTACCATATTATGTCGTACTCCCGTGCCTACCCCTATCACTGTACGCACCTCTTGATTCCGACAAAACGGACATGGTGCCAACCCATTTTTATAGTTAGACTTTTTCTTCATAGGTTCTCCTAAGTGTTTCCTTCTTAAGTCTTGCTTCACGAAATTTCTTTTGCTTCTCTAGCATACAATGTCTCTCTTCTTCTGACATGCGCCCATGATAAACATCTACACAAGGCTCCTCACTTAGTAAATTATAGGCAGACGCCCTTTGTTGCGATACTCTACTTGCTCTTTCCTTCACTGCACGATTCGTCTTTGCACAGTTGGCACAATAGATTTGTCTAGCAGAACCATCAAAGAGTTTTTCACAGCGCTTACATCGTTTTATCATCCTAGCATATCCCTTTCGCTATTCAATGATTATTTGCTTTCAAAGAGTTGCTCTTGTGCCCTTCTGCCCTGTATATATGATTTGGTTTCATTGAGCATTTTGTTCACTAATGTAAGCTCCTTTTCATCAAGTTCTATCCAGTCAGTAACGTATTTAAGGCTAGATTCTTTTGTAATTGCAGTTCCGCTAAATCTAACATCACTTGGTATCTGAGTTATTTTTCCACTAACAACCGCTTCCATATATTTGATTTCTAGACGTTTTACAATCAACATGACACCAAGAAATATATAGTCTCCTCGTTCTGATCTCATATGACTATTTACAATGCTTACCAATGCTTTCCAAGCGTTATAAAATGACTCTCGTCCATCTTCTCGTGCCGTCATAGAGTATACAGATTTTCCGCCTGCATCATTTTCTTTTACATAATCAAATGTTTTTGTGCTACCAACTACAGCTATTTTACGAATGAGCATTGCATCACCTCCACATAACCTTAGTTTATTTCAGGATATTGTTTCTAATCTCATGCACCTGTGGTTATCTACATTTATTTTCCAGTCGAACCAAAGCCTTTATCTCCTCGATCTGTATCAGATAATTCTTCTACTTCAACAAGATTAATTTTTGGTGTGGCTACTAAATAGCCTTGAGCAATTCTATCGCCCTTATTGATTTGATAAGGAATCATGCCTTTGGTTTCATCATTGACATAAATGGCCGCCACTTCTCCACGATAATCCGAATCAATAACCCCCATCGAATTTGGCATACGCAATGGTGTATCTACCCCCATAGAGCTACGTGGTACTAATTGCAATACATATCCTACTGGCACTTCTAAAGCTACGCCTAAGCCAATTCTATACGTACGCTCTTCCCACACAGTGACATCTTCTGCTGCATAGAAATCTAATGCGCCGCTTCCTTCAGTTCCATAAGTAGGTAAGATGGCATCCTTATGTACACGTTTTACCTTCATAAACATCCCATTAGCTGTAGGTGCTGTTTCTTTATTTTCTGTATTTACCACAGGTTGTGACGGAGTATCCGCTTCCGCAGTATGCGGTTCTACCGTTGTGGTTTCTTCTGCTTTTGGTGGTTCTACTGTTGGCGGTTCTTCTGTCGGTGGTTGTACATTGCCTACTTCCTCCGCTTTATGTTCTTCTGTATGTGTCTCTTCTGTATGGGTTTCTTCCACTTTATTTTCTTCTACACCTGGTTGCACTGTATTTTCTAATTCCATGATTAATCTCCTTGTCCATAACAATAGTAATTTAAAAGTACCACGGTAACTTTAACTTGTATCCATAGCGTCCCCTCCTCTTAGCACTCTACTTTATAAGGACATCGCCCACTAGGACACGTCTCATCGAACACAGGTACCTCCACATAAAGCATGGCTACCCGTAGTTCACAATTCTCTATATCGTTCCCTTCCTTTGTGCAGGATAGGCAACTACCTTGTAGGGCATGTTCTGCTAAGGTACTTAGGTATCCCTCTTGCTCTCGGATTTCCGCATCATCAATAGTTCCTTTTTGAACAATTTCTATATCATACCGCCCTATAGCCCTTACGATTTCTCGTTTTGCATCTTCATCTAATCCATCAACTAAATTAACCATTAGCTTATGTGCCAGAGTAGCACACATATTCGCCATTTTTTTATTTTCTTTTTCTAAATGCAGTGGTTCTATGATATCTCTCATAGCCCTACTTATAAATGCCACTGTGGTAAAGTTTTGCTTGTTTTTAGCATTTAAATATCTTAGTGTACCTGCGTTAGGATTTACCTTAGGTTCTTGCTTTGTAGGCTTTACATTTTGTGCACCGATTAGCATTCACAATGTACCCCTTTCCCTCTATATATAAATTTATATTTCGCTCTGGACATTCACGTGTAGTAAATACTCCGCCAGTTTTAGTAACGATATTGGCATGCTTACATGTTCTTGCTTTCTTATACTCCTTGGGTCTTCCCATACTGACTCCTTTCTAAAACGGAATTTCCTCATCATCTTTGGTAAAAGCATCATAGTGGCTGCCTACATCTTTTTGCTTTACCAATTGTATTCCCACCCGTTCTGCGATTACTTCTGTAATGTATCGTTTCTCACCATTTTTTTCATAGGATCTAGTTTGTACACTACCTACCACAATCACAGGCTGACCTTTTTGTATAGTTCCTACTTCTTCTGCATACGTCCACGCCACTATATTATGAAAGGTACTAATTTCCTTATCCTCTGAAATACGTTTATTCGTAGCTATCGAAAATAAACACACTGCTTTACCTGTTTTCGTGTAACGTAGTTCTGCATCTTTCACTGCATAGCCTACTAACACGATTTGATTGTTTTCCATAATAACCTCCTTATGTGCTACATCGTTCTACATGAACTCTATTGTTAGGTATATTCAACCCTTTTGGTTTCCATAATGTATGATTCTTCTTCGGTTCCTCAATTTTTATGAGCCGATAAAATCGATACGGATATCCAGTCAAACTCACTCCCTCTACAATACTATCAGTCTCTACATAGTATCCTTTCGGTGGAGTGATGACTTCTGCCCAGGTATTTGCTTGTAATCGCTCTTTTTTTACTTTTGGTTTCTCTAAGTTTTGGCTAGATACCCATTTACGTTTAAAACCAGTAGCCTCTAACTTACGATCACTTTCCTTAACAAAATAGCTTGCAATCCGAACCGCATCACGCCACTCACCTTGATAGGCTTCTTTTTTAGAATATCCGTGAGGCCATAACCTTTTTAACTCTTTCACCGTCATATCTTGTATTCGATTCACTAGTATATGAAAGTGTATCCTACGTTCTCCTTCGCAAGTGTAGATATACTTCAACGGTTGTCCTAGCTTTGCATACCTTCTGCGCAGTTTTTTGATGAACAACGTAATATCTTTTTTGGCTTGCTCTAAAGTAGGCTCTATTTCATAGGTGAGAGTAATATAAAAATCTTCTTCATGAAAGTTGATGTCTATCAGCATACGCAGCTGTGCTTCTGCATTCTTTTGATTCTGCAATGCCATTTGTAGTGGCGTGACTTTTTCTTTCTTTTGTCGTGCACTTTGTTTTTTATACGTTCTTCCTGTATGGTAATCTATAACTTCACACATTGTTTTTCCGTATACTTTTTTTCGATATCTCATCAGTACCTCATATGGTCGAAAAAATAATATACATATCTAGTCAATACAAGGCCTTGCAGCCTTTTATTTTAGTCCTAATATCTATATCATTTTTCTTTGAAAATCTACTATTTCTCTGTATTTCTTCTACCATATGTGGTATACTATAAATAAGCTTGTATCTACATATGGATATATGAGACCACTTAGTTCCCGCTAAGTGGTCTTTTTTTATGCGCTTCGCTCCGCTACTTTTTTCTTTAATACTTTCTTGATGGCTTTGGACTCTGGACCATGCACTACTGCATGATGGCAATACCAACATACACAACATAAATTATCTAGGTCATTCGTTCCACCATTAGATCGAGGTTCTATGTGATGAATTTCTTGCGCTGGAGCTCCACAGATAATGCAGCTATGATTATCTCTCGCCTTTACCAGGTCTCTCATCTTATTTAACTCATATTCATATTGATTTCTCTTTTTACTTCTAGCTTTTAAAGGGATTCTCTTTAATTGTGATGTTCCCCTGGATAAACTAGTTTTTGCCCGCAATGGTGTTTTCCTTTGCAATGGTGTTCGTTTAAGCATGCCATTCACGTCCAATCTGACTCTCCACGATACGTAACTCCAGTTTCTTAATATTAATAGCTTCATCTACAGATCGATATAGTACCCGTGCTTTATCTCGTTCCATTCGTAATTGGCTGACAGATACATCCCCAATCACTAATTCTCGAATCAACGAAACAGCAGTCTTTTTATCTCGTTCCTCTTCGATTTTTCTCGCCTTGGCCAATTTATAGGCTCGTTCCGTTTCTGCTAACTTGATGCCTCGCTCTTTCAATACAGCTAATGCTGTATTCAATTCACTTCGTAGTTGCTGTAATTCTTGCATTAAATCTTGCATGTGCTTTCTCCTTGAGGTGTTTTTGATGACAATCTTTACATACTTTAATAACTTTTCCATCCTCACGAATATATAACCCACCTTTGTTGGTAATATCCAAACCGCACTTAATGCATTTCATTTTCTTCATGTTCTGCCACCTCTTTTGTAATAGCTTCGTAATATTGATTTTTAACAGGATACCGTTTTTCAATACGCACTTCTTCCGCTACAATATGAACCACCTTAATCCCTTGTAATAGTACAGCTTCACGTTCCTCATAGTGTTCTGCTATGCGCATGTATGTGAGTGCTACACCTATTACACTCCACATTAATAAGGACATAAAGATATACTGTTCATTACGAGGATCAACCACCCAACAGAGTACAGGACAACTACCTGCTATTAACAATGCGATTTTTAATAAGGTATTATCCCTTATATCGACTAACCAAAGATACTGACTACCTATCCATTTCATTACTGCCTTTATAGTTTCCATTTTTCTTTTCCTTTCTGTGATATACTAAATTAAAAGGAGTGTGATTATATGTCTAAAATTACTGTAATATTTCCTGATTCTTTACCTCATAAGGTAATAGTCCCTGATCCCAAGATTTGTCCATGCTGTAACTATGGTATTCAACCTCAAAATTTGTTTGTTTCTGATGTAGAATACATTAAAAATGCCTATTCGTTTATTGTTGTACATCAATGCCCAAACTGTTCTAAATATTTCATCACTGAGTACATACAACATGCTGATTCTATCCATGGTATTGATTTATCAGGATTTGGAGCTAGACCTTATACCATACCTTTTAAAATATCTATTTCTAATGAAAGTAGCTTAACAGATGTATCAGAGAGATTTTTAGAGGTGTATAAGCAGTCTCTAATGGCTGAGCATTATGGACTGCATCATTTGGTGGGTATGGGATTACGTAAAGCATTGGAATATCTTTTACAAGATTACCTATCGATTATCAATCCAAATGATATTGAAAAAATTAAAAACTCTACGTTATCTCAAAACATTAAATTAATACCAAATGAAAATCTTAAATCCCTTGCTACTGCTTCTAATTGGCTCGGTAATGATCATGTTCATACTTCCATAAAGTGGCCTG